TGTCCACATAATGAACACTTTTTTTCTTAGTCACGTTTTATCTCCTTTAATGATACAATATACCACAAAGATATAATTGTGTCAATATAATTACGATAATTATAAAAAAACACTTGACAGACAGCTTCAAAGTACCTATAATAGCCTATGTGGGGCGGTTAATGAATAGTTTTATCTGGTTTTATATTCTTTATTATTTCTTTAAGTTCCTCTTCTTCAATCTCATCTAATTCTTCATCTGTGGGTTCATCTGCTTCATGAAGCAAACTCTCTTTTGCGATATTAAATTGGTCAACACAATGACTATAGTAATTTGCAAGGTCACGCGATGCTAATGCTGACATCACGACATTGTGAGAATTTATAGTTATGTACTCTTCATCTGTTAATGGATGAATCCAAGGCGATAAGCTTAAAGATTCAGCAAACCCATTCTCTGTCGCCTTTGGTCTGAGCATAAATTTTAATGGCAAAGATATATCTATAGTCTTTTGTGTGTCATTAAAAAAATCTTCAGATTCTACTATTTTTCCTATAATACTCTCACCATTGGTCAATTTTAGAATTGTAACTGATTCTTTCATAGTTTAACCCTATTGACTTTATAGTTGAATTGTTGGCTCTTGTATATCTTAAGGCGTTCGTAAAAATGTCTTAATGAAAAATTGACTTTAGTATCAGTGACGTTGAGGTTGTCGGCAACATCGAATAATCGAATGGTACTTTTAGTGTCAGTCTTTCGCAGGCCTCTGCCGATTGACTGCAAGACTCTGATTTTAGACTTGGACGGTGAAGAGAACACGATGTTGTGGATATTGCGAATGTTGATACCAGTGCTAAATGTGCCATAGCTCGCAACAATGATTGCATTTTTTTCATTTTCAATTATCTCTCTAATTTCTTCTCTTGTCTCTGTATTCACACCACCATATACAAAGAATATTGGTTTGTCTTTATATTTATCCTTTAACAAATCATACAAAACCTGACCATGTTTTTCTACGAATAGAAAAAGACATAGTGTGTTACCATTGAGCTGCCCCATAAGATTAACAAGAAAATCATTCCTTTCAGGTTTTGTGATGATAAATTCCAGTTCTTGTGCATAATCAAAATCTCTTACTTTTTGACTGTCTTCAGAAGAATGTTGCAACACAATGCAATTAATATCTAAGTTAGCCAATGTCTTATTATCAATAAGATCTTTAGTGGTTATAACATATTTAGATTTTCCAAATAACCCCTCTAGAACAAGACGATGTGTCTGAGTATCATCCAATGTTCCTGTCAGACCAAATCTATATTTACACTTGTTTAGTTTTGTCATGATACCAGTGAGAGACTTTGCTTTGAACAAATGAGCTTCATCACCTATCACACAACCAAATTGTTTGAAATATCTTGGTGGCATTCTATGCAATGACTGCCATGTTGATATAACTACATCCTTGGTTATGTTTCTGTCGTGTCCCTGATAAATTTTTTGACAATAGGTTTCTGCATTCCAACCATAATCCTCAAAGTCTTTATACATTTGTTCTACTAGTGAAGTAGTAGGAACCAGTATAAGTGTTTTCAGTTTCTTGATGTGATAGTAACGAACAAGAGAATATATGATAAGTGACTTACCAGATGCAGTAGGTGAAATGAGAAGAGCTCGGTTTGATGCAATCGCATGTGCAACAGCATTAATCTGATAATCTCTTAGTGAGATTCTTTTACCACCAAGAGTAGGCTTTAGTGATTCTACAAAACCCTCAACATTTTTTCTTGAGATGGGTCTTTTGCTTATCACACCCTTTTCAAGTGCAAACTCTACATTTGAGTTTTGCAGATACTCTTCTATGTAAGGTAAAAGTCCAACATAAATTTCACCTGTATGTATGTTGAATAAACGAATTTTACCATCCCACATACGACTACGATATGCAGGCATAAACTTAAACCCTGGTACTTCAAAAGTAAAGAAGTCGTTTAGTTCTGCTGCGATAGCTGGTTCAACATCTGATAATACAAGATGTACTTCATCCTTCTTAGAGATAAGCATACTGGTATTCTTCTCTAGAACCATAGTCACCTCTAATAATGCAATTCCAAGAGATGCTTGTTCTTGCTGCCGAAGTAGGCGGAACCCAATGTTGTAACCATGAAGGAAAAACTAATCCTGTCCCAACATCAGAGTTAAACTGTAACATAGAAGAATTTTGCCAGGTGGCAATTCCTTTTGGTTTCAACACACTTGCTTGTGGTTTTGGGTCAAAGAATTGTATGGGAGATGCATCTTTTGAACTTTCAATGTAATACACACCAGACATGACATTATTAGAATGTGTATGTGGTGGATGTGATCTACCCTCTTGCATATGGTTACCCCACATGCTCGTGATTTCAATTTCTTTGTAATCATCATACTGTAGATTTTTGAGAATATTTCCTGTAGTATGACGAACAACTTCTGTCAGTGGCTCGAATGTTTCCAAAGTGTACAAATTATCTTTGGTCTGAATCATACCATCCAGTTCCATTGGTTGTGTCTTAATGTATTCTAGCATACCATCATAATAGTCAGACAAGTCTGCTTCAAACTTGTAAATCATTGTGGGAAAACAACTATACTCATCAACTTTCACATCAACATCATTCATCAAAAACCTCCCGCATTTCCAATTATTTTTTCACTTTCTTTTTTTGATAAGAGTTTGCAGCCCATCTTCCATAAACTCTGGATACGCACTCCCTGTTCCTTCCCACATATCAGAACCACTAAGCTCTTCTTCTTCGCCTACACGAATACCTATGGTTTTATGTAATATCCACCAAGCAACAATAGAAGTTATGAATACAAATAAACCAATAACAAATATACCTAATACTTGAGTTTGTAGGGTTGCATCTGAATTAAAGATAGGAACTAACAATAGACCAATAATACCAGCAATACCATGAACGGAAATCGCACCTACTGGATCATCAATACCCCATTTTTCAAATACGCTCATTGAGTAGGGAATTATTGATCCACCTAACGCACCATATAACACCGCCATCTCTGGACTTGGTGTATATGGGTCAGCAGTAATAACTACTAATCCTGCCAACGCACCATTCAATGTCACATTAAGAATTGCTTTCTTTGTCCAGATTTTAGACATGACCATTGCCGCAAGTAGACCACCAGCTGCAGCCATGTTAGTATTAACGAATATCTTACCAACTGCTTTGGCATCATCAATTGTAGAAAATGCTAGTTGAGAACCACCATTGAAAAAGAACCACCCTAACCATAAAATCAAAGTACCCAATGCAACCAGAGGCATATTGGAGCCAGGAATATTTTGTGGTTTACCATTTTCATCATATTTTCCTTGTCGCGGCCCAATCATAATAACAGACGCAAGAGCTGCAGCTGCACCTGCCATATGTACAATACCAGAACCAGCAAAATCAAAGAAACCTTGTTGACTAAGGAAACCGCCACCCCAAGTCCAAGAACCTACTAATGGATATATCACTGCTGTAAATAATGTGGCAAATATTAGAAACGACCATAGTTTCTTTCTTTCTGCAACAGCACCAGATACTACAGACATTGCAGTAGCAACAAATACCATTTGAAAAAAGAAATCTGCATACATAGAATGTTTTTCTGGTTCATTCCATCCATACATTATTCCATAACCAGCAAATAAAAATGCGATAGACGACACTGAAAATAGTGCGACATTTTTAGTTAAAATTTCTGTTACATTTTTTGTTCTAACTGACCCTGCTTCAAGTGCAGTAAATCCAGCAGCCATCCACATGACCATTGCACCAGATATTACAAAAAATAATGTGTTCAATGCATAGTTTAATTCAATCATAATTCTACTCCATTTAAAATCATTAGAAACCTCCAGCCAAATGTATCTGCTGTTGTTGGGCGTTCTTAATATCCCAACCTCTCTGCTCTATACTTTTTAGTGTATCTTCAATAAGACCAAGTATTGTTTTGTAATACTCAATCTTCTTTTCACTTTCAATAGTTTCTTCGTCTGCATTGATATACATGTCAAGGTCTGTCTTGAGAACTTTCATGTCAAACGGTTTTTCGGAATAAGTTTTCGGGTCAGATTTACCCGCGTAGTATTCCCACTTGTCTAAGTATAGTCTGCGATGGTCAGCTTTTAACTGAAATATTAGAAGTTTGTACTTTGCTTTGTACTCATTCCACTTGGGTCGAATTCTTTGGTTTTTATATGATTCTTGGTGTAAATTTTCAAAGGT